ATGACTCTGATGGAGATGAAACATACCAATTCGATCTCGAATTTGATGACAATGAGTCTTTCTCTTCTGCTTCTGTAGTAGCTTCTAGAACTTTTGCTAGAGGATCTGCTGCTGGAGATAAATTTGTACTTGCTGTCCCTGCTGACCAAAGCGGAGAGAGATACCTAAGACTTAGCTATACTCTAGGTGGTACGACTCCTTCAGTTACTGTTACTGCATTTTTAATTCCGCATAACATGGTCCATAACTATGTACAATATGCGGATGGATTTACTATCAGCTAGAGAGGTTAATGTATGAAAGTTAGAGCAACAAAGCTAGGCTACTACAATCACAGAAGGCAATATCCAGGAGATGCTTTCCATCTTAGAAAAAGTGAAGACTTTTCTAAAGAATGGATGGAAAAGCTCGACTCTGAGAAGAAACCTTCACGAAAAAAGAAAGTGGTTAAAGAAGACGATGCTGCTGACTTGAATCAGGACGTTATCTAATAAGGGGGAGCTTATGCTCCTCCTTTTTTTGAGGTATTTATGAGTAATCTAAAATTTAAAGAAGATAGTTATCGAGGAGCTGCAAGTATTACTCCTAGTGATTCTGCTGACCTTACAGATGCTGTATCTGCAGTTTACGTAGGGACTACTGGTACTCTTAAAGTCGATACTGCGAGTGGAGAGACTGTTACTTTTCAAAGCGTTCCAGTAGGGATCTTTCCAGTAGCTGTAAAGAAAGTCTACTCGACAGGTACATCAGCGGCTAATTTGATAGGTCTTAAGTAATGTCTAGCACTACTGAGATTTCTAATCTTGCTATCTCACATTTAGGGATCGGGAAAGAAATAGCTAACTTAGATACAGAACAAACAGAAGAAGCTTCAGCTTGTAGACGTTATTTTGAATCAGCTAAAAAAGCTACTCTCTCAGATCTTGACTGGACCTTCGCTACTAAGTTTGCAGTTTTAAACTTGATTGAAAGCGAACCTAACGACGAATGGAACTTTAGCTATCGTTATCCTTCTGACTGCATTAACATGCGAAGAATACTTTCAGGTCAGAGACAGGATACGCAAAAAACTAGAGTACCTTACAGAATATCTGCAGACTCTGCAGGACGTATTATCTATACCGATAAAGAAAATGCAGAAATTGAATATACAAAAAATGTAACAGATCCAGGATTGTTTTCTGCAGAATTTGCTTTAGCTCTTTCTTTTCGTCTAGCGTCATATATAGCACCTAGACTAACTGGAGGGGATCCTTTTAAAATGAAGCAAGAAATGCTTGCACAATATGAGATCGAGCTCGGAAGAGCTAAGAAAAAGAATATGAATGAAGAAACAGCAGACATCTTACCAGAGTCTGAGATGATAACTATAAGGAGTTAATTATGCCTGACCTACGTTTGTCTGAGATGGAAAAGAAAGACTTCTCTACTCCATCTGCAGGACCAAAAGCTCCTAAGTATCCTTATGGATTAAAAATAACACTAGGTCCAGAAGAGCTTGAAAAGTTAGGGATTAGTGAACTTCCTCAAGTAGACTCTTTTGTAGACTTTGAAGCAAAGGCTCAAGTAGTTGGAGTCTCTGTATCTGAGAGCGAAGGAGATGTAAATGAGCATCGTCTTGAGCTCCAGATCACTGAGATTTACATGAAGGATAAGAAAGAAGAAAAGAGCACAGAAAGTGCTTTATATGGGGGATAAAGTTTGACTACGATATCTCAAAGATCTTTTGCAAGTGGAGAGATCTCTCCGTCCTTGTACGCTCGAGTTGACTTAACAAAATACGCTACAGGTCTTAGAACTTGTAAAAATGGAATTGTTTTACGTTATGGTGGCGTATCTAATAGACCAGGGACTTCTTTTGTTGGAGAAGTCAATGACTCATCTAAAGCAGTCAGACTTATCCCCTTTATCTTTAATACAGCTCAAACGTACGTGCTAGAATTTGGTGAGCAATATATACGAGTCATTAAAGACGGTCAACATCTTACAGAGGCAGGAGTGAGTATTTCAGGGATTACTCAAGCTAATCCTGCAGTAGTTACTACATCTACAAGTCATGGATACTCTAACGGAGATGAAGTCTACATCAATGGCGTATCTGGGATGACTCAGATCAATAATAGAAATTTTAAAATTGCTAATATAACAGCCACAACTTTTGAGCTTCAAGAGATGGATGGAACTAATTTAGACTCCACCTCTTATGACGCATATATTTCAGGAGGAGACTCTTACAAGATGTACGAGATTTCTTCTCCTTATCTTGAATCAGAATTAGCTACTATAAAATATGTACAGTCTGCTGATGTTGTAACTCTTGCACATCCTAATCATCCTCCTGCAGAGCTAACTCGAACAGGAGACATATCTTGGAGCTTAAATAATATTAGCTTTCAGCCTACAGTAGATCAGCCTACTGGCATCACTTCTACTCAAGCTGGAGCAGGATCTGAAGTCTATCGCTACAAAGTAACAGCTATTGATTCGGAAACTGGAGAGGAATCTCTTCCAGGAATTGTAGGAACTACAAATACAATTACAGGCATAACTCAAGCAGATCCTGCAGTCGTAACAACTTCTGGAAGTCATGGCTATTCTAACGGAGATGAAGTTTATATTTCCGGTGTAGTAGGGATGGAAGAGGTTAATGATCGTATCTTTTTTGTAGAAAATGTTACAGCTACAACTTTCGAGCTTGAAGGCATCAACTCTACAAGCTATACAGCTTACGCATCAGGAGGATCTGCTAATGCTGCTTTTACTGAAGTGACTTCTTCAGTCCCTTCAACATCTAACCCTATTGTAGTTAGCTGGACAAAAGTATCTGCAGCTAGTGAGTACAACATCTACAAAGAGTCCAATGGTGTTTATGGGCAAATAGGGATTGCAAATGGTACGACCTTTGATGATATTAACATTAGTGCTAATACTACCTTTACTCCACCTTCCTCTAGAAATCCCTTTATTGGTGGTGGTAATTATCCTAGCACTGTCACCTATATTCAGCAGAGATTAGCTTTTGCAAATACGGATCTAGAGCCTGAGAAGATCTTCCTTTCCAGGACTGCAAACTTTAAAAATTTTACAACATCTTCTCCTTCTCAAGCAGATGATGCTATTACGTTTACAATGGCAGGAAGGCAAGTAAACGAAGTACAATCCCTAATTGATCTAGGTAGGCTTGTCATTCTCACTACAGGTGGAGAGTGGTCAGCAGAAGGTGATGGAGGAGTAATTACTCCTACTACAATCAATACCAAACAATATTCGTACAATGGATCTGGGGATCTCCAGCCTATTGTAATTGATGGAGCTGCAATATATCAGCAAGCTAGAGGCTCTATCATTAGGGACCTTACCTATAATTTTGAAATCTCAGGTTATTCTGGAAATGATCTTACAATCTTTTCAGCCCATTTATTTGATAAGTTTACTATTGTAGACTGGTCTTTTCAGCAGATCCCTCATTCTATCCTATGGGTAGTACGAAGTGATGGAGCTCTTCTTGGTATGACTTATGTAAAATCTCAACAAGTCATAGCCTGGCATCGTCATGACTTTGGAGGACTTGTAGAGAATGTATCCGTAGTACCTGAAGGGAATGAGGATACTCTCTACGTCACAGTCAAAAGGACAATAAATGGTAAGTCAGTCAGGTATGTCGAAAAACTGACATCACGTCAAATAAATGACATTGTAGATAATAAGTTTATGGATAGTCATCTTTCATACGATGGAAGAAATGCAAATACATCCCATACAATGACGCTATCAGGTGGGACCACTTGGGAATACACCGAGACTCTTACTCTAACATCATCGACTTCTTTCTTTTCTGCAAATGATGTAGGAAATGCAATTCATTATCGAGATGGAGAAGTACTTCGTTTAACTATTACGGGCTATACAAGTGCTACAGAAGTCCAGGTTAAACCACATAAAACAGTACCAGTAATTTACAGAAGTCAAGCTGTCAGTGAGTGGGAGAAAGCTGTAGATGAACTTGCAGGACTTTGGCATTTGGAAGGGAAAGACGTAGCAATCTTTGGAGATGGCTTTGTAGTAGCGAGTCCTAATAATGCAAGCTATGAC